TGAATTTAATGACGGATCTTTTAATGACAAAGATGTTAACGCACATCAACTAGAATCTTATGGTATGCAATATCATGAGAAAGCAAAATCATTAAATGCAAGTTCATCAGAAGCTGAAGTGTTTAACATTATGGGACAACTGCAATCATTACAAAGAATTAAAAAATCAGGTGAATTAGAAAACAATACAGAAAAGAAAGAACAAATTACTCAAGATGGGAACATCAAATCTTAATTTTGACTTCGTATTTTTAGGTCAATCAATACTAAAGTATCAAGTACCATTAGATATTTTTAGTGCTATTAATCAAATTTACGAACAGAACTTTCATAACCTTGCACCCGCTAATAAACAGTTAGTAGGTAAGATAGAGAATGAACACTCTTTATTTTATAATGGTCAAGATCAATCCAAGATGAAGAATCACAATATATTACCAAGAAATGTAACTGATTATTTTATGATGATCTTTAAACACTATTTAGCATTTAATAAAATTAAAGAATATGATACTCATCTAAATTCTATTTGGGTTAATGAAATGAAACAACATGAATACAATCCTGCACACATTCATAGAGGTATGTTGTTTACAGGTTTATCTTCTGTTATGATTTTAAAAATGCCATCAACTTTTGGTAAAGAATATTCTAATGATGCCATACCACAAAATGGTAGATTACAAATACTAGGTGCAAGTAATGGTCAGTTTGCAAAAATAGATTATCAACCGCCAATGGACCTTAGAGATTTTTATGTGTTTCCTTATGATATGAGACACTGTGTGTATCCATTTAATGGAACGACCGAGACAAGAAGAACATTAGCTGCAAACTGTGATGTACAGTTTGATCCAATTAAAAACAGAGGAGCCGTATGATAACAGAACCAAGATGGAGATCGTTTATAGTTGAAACTACAACACCTATTTTTACACCTGAACAATGTAAAATGATTATAGATGCAGGAAGATCAGAGCCTAAACAAGATGCTGCAGTTGGAAATAAAGAAGGAATTAAAGGAGGAGTAGTAGATACTAAAACTAGAACTTCACACATTAGTTGGATACCATTTAAAAAAATGACAGACATGTACAAAGACATTGAGCGTATAATGAAGACAACTAATGGTAATCATTTTGGTTTTGATGGAATGACATTAACTGAACCTGCACAATACACAGAGTATCCTGAAGGAGGATTCTATGATTGGCATGTTGATAATGATGTGAACATGGCTCATGAACCCCCTGTTAGAAAAATATCAATGACTTGTTTGTTGTCTCCTGAGAATGAATTTGAGGGTGGAGATTTAGAATTAATGAGTGAGGGTAAGATTGCAAAACTTAAACAAGGTCATGCAGTATTCTTTGCATCATTTATAAGACATAGAGTAACACCTGTTATACGTGGCAAAAGAAATTCACTTGTTATGTGGTTTGGAGGAACACCCTTTAAATAATGTTTAGAGAATTACATTTTCCAACACCTATCTATATTGCAGACATAGTTCACCCAACTCTTAATCAAGAACTTGAGAGAGATATTGTAGCTTGGTCTAATAAAGATAAAGGATTAACTAGAACTAATGTAAAAGGTTGGCACTCAACAACTAATATGCATGAACTTCCAGAGTATGCAAAATTAGTTGATATGTTATATGCTTCACAAAGAACTGTTTACAAACAAGAGCATTTAGATAGTGAGCCTTTCTTAGGTAATATGTGGGCTAATATAAATCCACCAGGTGGAATGAATAGAGCACATCAACATCCAAACTCATTATGGTCTGGTGTTTATTATATAAAAGCTTCTAAAAATTCTGGTCATTTAAAAATAGATGATCCAAGATCTGTCGCTTGTATGTCAAGACCTAAACAAAAAGAAGGTCCAGTACCCGCAAGATTATATAGAGAAACACATTACGAACCAAAAGCAGGACGTTTAATTATGTTTCCATCATGGTTAATGCATTGTGTTGATCCTAACGAATCTAATGATATAAGAATATCAGTATCTTTTAATTTTTTACAAAAAGGTATGTTTGTATGATGATACATAAAGACCAAATTGTATTCAGAGAAAAACATCTTCAAACAGAAGAAGGTAGAATGAGTCAAACGGAAAATGAAACATGGAAAAAATTAAAAATAGATATAGAAAAAAATGGTATAATTAATCCTTTAATATGCACTGAAAAAGATGGTAAGTATAGATTGTGCATGGGGATGAGAAGATTTATTGCCGGTTGTATACTTGGTATAGAAAATTATAAAATAGAAATAGTGCCTGATGAAGAAGTAGATACTCTTATGAATGCTACAAGTAAGTATCAAAAAAAACATAAAGATGGAACAGATATATCACTATGACATTTCAAACTAATAAATATCAAGTAATCAAGAACGCTTTATCTTATGATATGGCTAACTTTATATTAAATTACTTCCTACTTAAAAGAGATGCAGTTAATTTTATGTATCAAAATAATCTACATTCACAGTCCCCTATACTTGGAATATGGACAGATCAACAGATACCTAATACTTTTTCTTGTTATGGGGATTTTGTAATGGATACATTGCTAATGAAGATGTTACCTGTTATGAAACAACAAACAAACTTAGATCTTATCCCAACGTATTCTTATGCTAGAGCCTATAAAAAAGGGGACGAACTTAAAAGACACAAAGATAGACCTTCTTGTGAGATATCTTGTACCCTTAATTTAGGTGGTGATCCGTGGCCTATATTCATAGATGGCACGGGAGCAAACAATGTTATAGATGAGTATAAAAATATTCATAAACCAGGCGCTCCTGCAGGCACTAAAGTCTTGCTTGAAGTAGGAGATATGTTAGTATATAGTGGCTGTGAACTTGAACATTGGCGAGAGCCTTTTGACGGGAACATATGCGGTCAAGTATTTCTACATTATAATCATGTAAATGGCCCATTTGCTGAGAAAAACAAATTCGATGGAAGACCTATGTTAGGCCTACCCGCATTTGTAAAATAGTATTATAATGGATTTATATGTTACAAAAAATAGGTTTTCAACCAGGTTTTAACAAACAAATTACAGAAACCACTGCCGAAGGACAATGGGTAGATGGTGATAATGTAAGGTTTCGTTATGGTACACCAGAGAAGATAGGCGGCTGGGCTCAACTAGGTGAAAATAAAATGACAGGTTCTGCAAGAGCCTTGTTTCATTTAGTTAATAAATCAGGAAACAAATATTCAATTATAGGTACTAACAGAATTTTATACGCTTATACAGGTGGTGTATTTTATGACATCCATCCAATCAAATCGACAACAACTTTAACTAATGCATTCTCAACTACTAATGGTTCAACAACGGTTACTATAACTTTTGCAACAGCTCATAATATAGATGCAAATGATATAATTTTATTAGATAGTTTTACAGCAATTACAGGTTCCGATTATACCGCAGCAGATTTTGATGAAAAAAAATTCATGGTTACTTCTAAAGTGAATAATACAACTATTACAATTACTATGCCAAGTGCTGAAACAGGTGCGGGTGCTACAACATCTGGTGGTATTAGAATACAACATTATTATCCAGTAGGACCCGCAGAACAACTTCCAGGTTTTGGTTGGGGTTTAGGTCAGTATGGTGGAACTGTTACAGGAGAAGCAACAACTACTTTAGTAAATAGTATTAATGCAGTTCAAACAACAGGTATTTTACTAACTGATGCATCACAGTTTCCAACAGCAGGAACTAACTTTGTTCAAATAGGTACAGAGGAATTATCTTATACTGGAATTTCTTCTAATGAATTAACAGGGGTCACAAGAGGAGTTAGAAACACAACTGCAGCAATTCATAATGCAGGAGTAACAATTACTAATTCTTCTGATTACATTGCATGGGGAGAAGCTGCATCAGGTGATTTAGTTATTGATCCAGGCTTATGGAGTCTTGACGGTTTTGGTACAAAAGTAATTGCATTAATCCATAATGCACAAGTATTTGAATGGGATTCAAATCTTTCAAATGCTGTAACAACTAGAGCAACAATTATTAGTGGTGCACCAACAGCATCCCGTGATATGTTAGTGTCAACTCCCGATCGTCACTTAGTATTCTTTGGAACTGAATTAACAATTGGTGATCCAACAACACAAGATGAAATGTTTATTAGATTCTCTAATCAAGAAGATATTAATACCTATCAACCTACAGCAGTTAATACCGCAGGTACACAAAGACTTGCCGATGGATCTAAAATTGTAGGTGCCGTTAGAGGTAGAGATGCAACCTATGTTTGGACCGATACATCTTTATTTACTATGAGATTTATTGGTCAACCATTTACATTTGGTTTTCAACAAGTAGGAACTAACTGTGGATTAATTGGTCAAAACGCAGCACTTGAAGTTGATGGTGCAGCTTATTGGATGTCAGAAAATGGTTTCTTTAAATACTCTGGTAATCTAGAGTCAATGGTTTGTTTAGTAGAAGATTTTGTTTTTGATGATTTAAATACAACAGCTAACCAATTAATTAATGTTGGTTTAAATAATTTATTTGGTGAAATTACTTGGTTCTATTGCACATCAAGTTCAACTATTGTTAATAGATGTGTAACCTATAATTATCTAGACTCACGTCCAGAAAGACCTGTTTGGACAACAGGAAGTTTGGCTCGTGGCTCATGGACAGATTCTTCTGTATTTGGTTTACCTCATGCAACTTCATTTAATGCATCAGATAATTCATCTTATGATGTAATAGGAAACACAGATGGTACTTCAATTTACTTTGAACATGAAAAAGGAACTGATCAAGTAGCAAGTGGAACAGTCACAGCCATTACATCTAACATTGAATCAGGAGACTTTGATATTACTCAAGCTCGTACTTCTCAAGGACAACAAACAGGTGTTGCAACCTTTAAAGGAGATGGTGAATACATTATGAAGATTAGAAGATTTATACCTGACTTTTTATCACAAACAGGTGATACTCAAGTGACATTACAATTAAGAGACTATCCAAATAATTCACAATCAAGTTCACCACTTGGACCCTTTACAATTACAAGTTCTACTGATAAGGTAGATACACGTGCAAGGGCTAGAGCAATTGCATTAAAGGTAGCTAATACAGGTGTTTCTCAAAGTTGGAAACTAGGTACATTTAGATTAGATACACAACCGGATGGACGTAGATAATGGCTAAAGTAACTGTAGTATTTACAAGGCCTAGTAAAGAATACAAACAACAAGATGCTAATTCTTTGGTTAGAGATTTAGACGGATTGATCGAAAAATTAAACTCAACTTTTCAACAAGATTTAAGAGATGAACAACAAAGATTTAGTTGGTTCATGAGCAGTGGAAGTAAAACATAATGGCTAATAGATATAGAAATGCACAATTTGATTTAACGACAACTAATGCAACAGACATTTATACTGTACCCTCTGAGTCTAGAGCAATCATTCAAAATATTCATACAGCTAATGTGGGTGGTGGTAACACTGAAATTAAAGCTTTTATATATGATACGTCTGAAGGTAGAGCTTATCAATTTGCTGAACATACTGTTAACTCAGGTGATTCTAAATCTATATCTGATGGAACAATTATATTAGAAGAGAGTGACAAATTACAATTACAATCAGCAACAGCTGATATATTTGAAGGAACAATATCAATATTAGAATTTGACAGGACATAGTATGATAGAAATAAAACCTGAAGATATAATAGAAACTATAAGTAATCTTAAAACAGGCGAAGTATATAAGGACGATAATGAGTGGAAATCAAAGGGAATACCTGTAGAAGACATTCGAAGAGACATAAAACTTATCATGCCAAGCCTTGATATTTTTGGAAAAACAAAATAGAATAGATAAATTATGCCAATTTCAAGATCACAGATGAATAGACAATTACGTATGGGTGGAGGTATTATGAATATTCAACCTAGACAACAATACGGATTAGGAAGTATTGTTAAATCTATTGGTAAAGGTGTGAAGAAAGCTGTATCAGGTGTTAAAGACTTTGCTAAATCAGATTTAGGTAAAGCAGCAATAATGGCTGGAATAGGTTTTGGTATACCAGGAACTAGTATGGGTGGTTTATTTGGTAGAGCTAGTTTTGGTGGAGCAGCTACAGGTATGTTTGGACAAGCAGGAATTGGTGCAACATTTGGTGCTGCAAAAACTGCATTAGGAACAAAACTTGCTTCAATAGGGCAAGCACAAAAATTAAAAGGTTTAGGAGTTGGAAATCCTACAACAGGAGGTAGCTTAGGAAAAACTTTAGGTGTATTTGCAGGTGGTTCAGCACTAGGAGCTTTAATGGGTGCAGCTGAAGAAGGTGACCAAGAAGCAATTGCAGCAACAAGAGATGTTGGAGCATTAAAAGGATACTTAGCATCATACTATTCAAATTTAGGTTATAGCGCAGATCAAATAGCAACTAATGTTGAAAGAGACACTGCTGAATATACATCAGGTAGTGGTGGTTATGCTGTTGGGGGTAGAGTAGGTTATGGTTTAGGTGATTTAGTTAAAACATCTTCAATGTTTCAACCTGTATCAGCTTCAATGAGTTCAGGAGATGCACCATCTATGCCAAGTAGTGGTATGGGAGGAATGCTTTCTAAATTAATTAATAATAATCCACAACTTTTTAAAAATGTTAGTAGTAAAAAATCTAATAATTTCATAGATGAAAATTTTAATGGTATAGATGACAGGCAAGAAGTAGCATATGGTGGACGAATAGGTTTAAAAGATGGAACAGATTTTGAAAATTATTTAAAAGGTAGAAAACAATTTGAAAAAGAACAAGGTAAAGAACAGCTTTACAGAGAATACAAAGAAGATATGCGTAGACAAAAAATAGCTGAACAAAGAAGTATGGTAGCATATGGTGGAAGAATGAAACTTGCAGAATCTTTAGATCCAAAAATAAGAGAGATAGTAATAGACCTTATGGATAATGAAGGTTTTGAATTTGGTGAAGCGGTTAAAGAAGCTTATAGAAGAGTTGAGTCAACTGAAAATAAAGCTAATGGTGGAAGAATGGGCTATGCTATGGGAAGCGATGATTTAGTGGATCAGGCTTCAGGGATCATGAATTTACCAAAAAGAGTTAA